TAGTATATTTAACTACTGTTTTAAATTCATCTACTTGCATATGATTCTCTGAAACCATCATACGCATAGTGTAATTAATACTTGACATTCTTGGAATTTTTCCAGTATTATACTGTTTAGCCAATTCTTTCAATTTACTATGAATATTAGGCTTACGACCACTATTACCTTTTTCAAAATGCTTTATATAAGCCAGTAGTTCCCACACGATAGCTCTCGGAATCTCACGAAGTTCATTATTCTCCTTAAATACAAGATGAGAACCTCCATAAACAATACGTTCTATATCTGTAGTCATTGTTATTATTTAATAATTTAGTTTTTAATTAAATCAATTTTACAGTGCTTGCAGAAATAACTAGTTTTTCTAAGCAATTTTTACATCTATAACTCTGGGCATATACTCTTTTTGAACGTTCATTTTTTTCTCCCTCTGCATCTCTTTCTATTGGACAACTAACGTTACGAACTTTTAATAGTTTATTACAATCAATACATCTATTCCTTGCAGCTTTAGTATTCTTTTCTAATAATGTATTTTTCTTGCGTATTTGTGAATAACAATTAGGACAAAGAAATCTTAAATTATCTAAATTATTGTTATTTAATTTATTATCTACACGGTCTAAAATTAGTGTTAATGGTTTTTTTCTCCAAATTGGCTCACATAGGCAATTTTTACATACATTTTTAACTAAATTTTTTTCAATAATGTAGGATGAAATTAAATAATCATTAATACCCAACTTTTTTTTTGAAAGGATATAATTATCGTATTCTTTTACCTTATCAGAATATTCTTCTTTTATTTTAAAAAATTCCATAGGATTTCACTTACAGTTAATTAAATATAAAAAAAACTTTTAAATTCAAAATTAAACTTTTTTTTTCTTCAAAAGACTTTTTGATTTTTTTGTTTTAGATTTCTTTTTAGATTTATTTGCTTTTAATGCCTTGCTTTTCTCTTCTTCAGTTCTCCTATCACGAAGTCTTATTTCAGTATAACCAGATTTTTTACTTGTATTTAATGTGCATAATAATGGATATTGTTCAGTTAAATATACAGCGGAATCATGTATTCTTTTGGCTGTTCTTTCAACCTGCATTCCTCCTGGTTCTTTATAACATCTGGTTAAGCATGTAACATTATTAAAACGTAACAAACCGCCATCTTTTAAATAATATTTTATACTACGTTCATAATCTTCTTTATCATCAATAGTTCTTATTTCAGCTTCTCTATTATTGATTACACCAGTCATAAAACCTATTATATAAACTAAGTTAGTTGAAACATAATCATTAATGTTATTTGTTCTAGCTTTCATAAAATAGGGATTATTAGCTGGATATACTCCCCAATTAGTAAAACCAGTCTTTTTTGATAATGCAAATCCTTGTGCTATTAATTTTTTTAAACTTTTTAATGGAACTTGTCGATTAGCTTTTTTATTTTTAAGATCTCCACTTGAGTTTTCAGTATCATAGACTTTATAGATATCATCGTCCATATAAAATATATGTTGTCCTTCTCTGAAATATTTAGGCATAAAATTTCTTATGTTTTTAATGCCAGGAACACCAACTATTATTTTATGATAATCTTTTGGGTCTAAGGCAGCTTCATATATCGCTTTTTGTTCAGTGTCTGCTACAAAAATGTAAATTCTTCTAGGTTCAATTCCATAATGTTTTAATACTTTCATTGTTTTATTTTTAAGTGTATCCGGTCTCTTATAAGATGGTATTGCTACTACATAGTCTTCTAATCCTGGCATGTATTATATAATAAATGAATATTTTTTATTAATTTAAATGTAAGTAATATGATGTTGCCCAAATAATGAAAAATGGAGCAACTTTTAAATCAAGATAAGAAGCTAATGCTATTATAAAGGCAATTATTCCTTGTCTTGTTGCATTTTTTATTCTTTTTGTTTTTTTATCATCTCCTTTAATAATTTTAAGTGTATAGATACTGATTAAGATTATTAAGAAAAGCATTACTAAGAAAGTTTCATTATGCATAAGTTTTGAGAATAACAATCTTCTATTTTTGTTATAAACTAATACTACTATAGTAATAGCTGTAAGTAAAGACATAATTGAAAGAAATTCAGTTCTAGATTTCATTTTAAATAAATGCCATATAATTATTTCATATTTTCTATTCTTTTTATAAGCATTTCCCAAAGACAATTATCCGAATAAGTTCCATTTAAATCAAGTTTGTATTTATTTTTAACTAGGTCTCTCCAAAAATGTATAGTATATGGTATTCTTGTCATACTAGAGAGAGCTAATCCATTTGGTTCATGAACCCCATATTTACTTTTAAAATAAATTCTACCATTTTTTACATTATAGTTTTCAATAAATGCATCTTTAGCATACCACCAATCAAGATGGCAGAAATCTTCTGGTTTATGAATATATTTTTGATATCCATATTCAAAAATCATATCTCTTAATATTCTCATATAGCGTAATTTATCACGATTAGTTCCTTTTCGCTGAACTTCCATACATCTTTCATAGAGGTCTTTATAAAATGGAGAACCCTTAGGAGATTTTAAAACACCAATATTAGCTACATATTTAAAATTACGGTTTCTATAAGCACCTTTTTGTATAGTTCTTTCACTTGAAAATACATATTCTCCCTTGAAATCGAATTTTTTTATAGCAATCATATCTAAATCTACCCAGTAACCTCCATTCATATATAACATTTTATAACGAAATATATCTGCAAAAGGAAGATAAGTTTCTTTTAATTTAAATATTTCCTCTTTACTCATAATTTTATTACCATCTTTAATTATAGTTCCCTTAGGAACATTTTTTACCTTATTATAGGTATATAAATGAAATTTGTATCCTAATTTTATAAAACTAAGAATAGAATAATATTCCATTCTTGATAGTTCATCACCAACCCATAAACTCTGCACTATCATTTTAATATAATAAATTATTTTAATTTTAGTATTTAAAGAACACACTAGAAGTCTATATTTAGACCATATGCAGGCTAATTATAACCCATATTATTTTAGTGGATTACTAAAAGAGAAGGAAAAAGAAAAGAAAAATGCTAGTTTAAATACTAATTCAAATTTAAATTCAAATTCAGCAAGAAAACCTTTATTAACAGGTAGCGATAAAAAATCATATTATACGTTTAAAAACGAAGCTTATGATGGACCAACAAATCTTTTAAGTAGAAGTAGTATAACTAGTAGTGGTAGTAGTAGTAGCAGTATTACCAAAAACGACACATTAGATTAGAAATGTCTAATACTCATTTTAAAATTATTCATGTGTTTTTCTAGGGATGTATCCCAACTAAATCTATCTTTTGGCATTACGTCTCCTAAAACTTCTTTTAAGAGATTAAAATTTATAGGATATTTTGTTTTATCACGAATAATACATAAATATGTGAGTCTCATATTCTCATCTGGATATGCATAAAAATTAATTTCATCTATAATAAATCTTTTTTCTACAGATGGGATTAATCGATTAATTTTACCAGGAGAGCTTTCCTCTAAAACCATTTTTCGTCTTTCTATGTATAAACTATTTGGTTTTTGTCGTATTTTACATATTTTTATAATACTACTATCATCCTTGTATTCTTGTATGTTGTCGAGGTCCCATTCAATTATTTTATTTGAATCTGTCATTTTTAATAAACTTAAAATAAATAATCAATATCAATTTTGAAAATGAATTAAACAAATGAAGCTTTTTTAATAAAATGAATACTGACAATGATTACGTTTATAAATTTTACAAGGATAAAACTCACGTTGAATGGTTTCTTTTCACGTATTTAACAGATTATCCTATTGACCAAGCTTATAAATACCATTTAACACCGAATGTTCTAACAACATTTAGTTTTATATCACAACTATTATCAATATACTATCTAAAACATTCATGGTTAGTTGCATATAGTTTTTTTTATCTATTTGGATACTATTTTGATTGTATTGATGGACCAATGGCGAGAAGATATAATATGGTAACTACTTTTGGAGATTTTTATGACCATTTTACTGATGTATTTTGTTTCTTATGGTCTCTTATTATTTACATAAAAAAAATGTATCTCTTAGAATATTATTATATTAGTGGATTCTACCTTTTTATGTTTCTTGGATTATTAGGTCACGTGGGTTGTCAAGAGAAACGATTCAATGCATCTAATGATTATAAGGATGTTTCACTCACATTATACGTTCCAATGAAACTTATTTCGGATCCAGAAAAGCAAATGAAAGTATTTAAATATTTTAGTTTTACAATTTTTGTCTTGTTTCATGTTTCTGTATCATTTCTAATCGGCTAAATCATAATTATTTTCATCTACACTAGTGATAGTGCTATTAGGATTTTCATATGCTAAATCATATAGTGCATTTTCAATTGGTTCTTCATACAATTCTTCATTAACTCCATTACCTTCAGAAGCTAATTCATAGGCAGTATTTAATACTACTGGTTCTTCATATCTTAAATTTTGCATTACAGCTCTATTAAAATGTCTCTTGTTCTTTCTTCTTATAATCAATGCTAATATAATAGCAAAAAACAAGACACCAATTATTGGTGCAACTATATTTTTACCAACATTCATTTTTCCACGCTGTTCATCAACATTAGGAATAATAATTGTAGCACTTGTAGAACTTCCTGTTGAACTAATGGTAGAAGTAGAAGTAGAAGTAGAAGAATATTTTGATATTTTCTTTTTGCTAGAATTAGTAGAAGTTGAAGTAGAAGTTGAAGTTGAAGTAGAAGTAGAAGAATATTTTTTAGTAGTAGTAGTAGTACTAGAAGTATCGTATTCAGAATTGTATTTTTTTGAAGTTTTCTTTTTTTTACTACTTAATGAATATCCTGTATCGTCATAAGAAAGACTGCTGGAAGAAGTAGTGGTTGGATACTGACAACCATTATTCCAAATACATTCATCGTGCAAATCACAAGTCACTTTAAAAATAATGTCATTGCAATTATGACCTAGACAATTTAAAAGCAATATACCTAAAATCATTTTTATAAATTACAACTTAATCATTTAAGTAAAAAATTGATTTAAAGTTTGTAACTTAAATATTATATAAAAAATCATGTCTGCCTATCGTAATCTTAATCTCGGAGCGAAACTAGTAAATGGTGTTCCACATAGTTTTTCAAGGTCAAGTTTTTTCCAACCTATTATTGATATTTACAATAACAAAGGTGGTGTAACAAATGAATCATTGAATTGTCGTCTTCCTGCTAGATGTAGTATTTTTGACCTTTCTCACTATAATATTTTAAAAGTATCTGGAAAAGATAAATTATCTAGTCTTCAAAAAACTTTTACAACAAATGTTTATAATTGTGGATGGAACAGGGTTCAAGATTCACTTATTCTTAACGATGATGGTAAAATAGTAGATAAGGTTCTCCTTGTAAATAATAATGAGTTTGTTTCAATTATTACTAGTCCTGGTAAAGAAGATTATGTATCTGAAACACTTAAATCAATGGGTCAAAATGTAAGTGTTGATAATATTTCTAACCAATATGATATTTTTGCAATTCAAGGTTGTTACTCTAGAGCAGCTATGAATAAAATATTCTATTTCTTGCGACTTAATTTTAGGAACCTAATTCATGAGCCACATACTTGTGCAGTAGATACAGAAAAAATTATAATTAACAAAGATATTACTGGAACTTCAGGATATATATTGTGCATTCCAAAATGTGAAACAGAAAATCTCTTTAGTAAAATTCTTCTTCAACCAAATATTTATATGTCTGGTGATGAGGCACTTGATTTGAATAGAGTTGAAGCAAGACGTCTTGGTGATACAGAATTATCAGAGGGACTAACTCCTGCTGAAGCAAATCAGTTGCATCTTGTAGATATAAATAAGGGTAAATTTGTAGGTTATGATAAAATTATAAATGTAAATAATTCTTTTGTAAAACCAGATAGAGTATTGAAATCTGTTACAGCAGCAGAATATGATACAAACTTTAAAAAATTGTATGATTCAAATAATAATGAGATAGGCGAAGTCTCTAGAATGTGTTATTCACCTTATCTTAAGTGTTATAAGGGTTTTGGATATTTCACTAATTCAAGTTTAAATTTTTGTAAGTCTAAAAATAATCAAAAAATAGAACTTATGGATTTATACTAATAAAAAATTGTTATGTTATAATATATGGCTAATAACGTAAATTTACAAGATGATTTAGAAAATAGAGTAGAAGGAATATTATACAAGAACTTTAAAAGAGGATTAATTTTCTTTTTTGTGTTTCTTATATTCTCAATAAATTTATTCTCAGTTTCATTAGCTCTTCAATGCAATGCTGGTAAAAGTATATTTTATAGAATTTCATCAGCCTTATTTGCATTTATGTTTGGATTCTTATACATTATAATGAACTATCTTATGTTCAGAGTAAATTTAAAAAATAATCCATGTCAAATTTGTTCCGATTTACCTTTCCCAATTTTGGGCAAGGATCTCGATTATATGTAAATTAATGTAGGAAGAACCTTTTTCCAGTAAATATCATAGTGCAATTATATTCGTTACATGCATCTATTACAGATTCATCGGCAACACTACCTCCTGGTTGAACAAAACTATTTATATTATATCTAATAGCAGTATCTATATTATCTCTGAATGGCATAAAAGCATCAGAACTTAATATTAATGGTCTATTTTCATTATCTAAAAATTCTTTTTTATCATTTTCCGTAAATTCTTCTGGAATTTCGTTGAATGCAGTAATCCAATTATTTCTTTCAATTTCACCATTAAAGTCATTTCTTATATAGTTATAAGCACTATTAATTTTATCTTGGCGTTTAGTATCTTCTTTGAATAAATTGTATAATTTCAATACTTTAGGATGATGTCTAAGTCTCCATAAATTTGCTTTTTCTCCAGCTATTTTTATGCAATCAACACGATTTTGTTGTCCTGCACCTATTCCAATACAAACACCATTAGAAGAAATAGCTATACTATTACTTGGTGTATATTTTAATGTTATTGTAGCAAGAATCATATCATGTTTTTGACTTTCATTAATACTATTAACCTTAGTAACTATATTATCACCTGAAATATTTTCTAATGATAGACATTCCCTATTTGTTTCTTGTCTTAGACATAATCCACCCAATTCTCTATATTCAGTATCATTTATTATGCTATTCTCATTGCATTTGAGTATAATATAAGCGCCTTTCTTTTTTGCCTTTAAAATTTCAATGGCTTCATTTGTATAATCTCTAGCTATAATACCATCACTTACTTCTCGAGAAATTAATCGTGCGCATTCGGAGTCTATAGTTCCGCTAATAGCAATAAAATCACCAAAACTTGATAATGGGTCGCAATTTCTAGCTTTAATAAAAGCTCGTGCAGCATTTGAATAATTATTAATATCGTTTTCTCTATAAAATTTAACCTCACTGTCAGAAACTTCAGTGTCTAATGCTACACCAGCAGGTGCAGTATGTTTAAAACTAGCAGCGGCTATCCTTTTAGTAGAAACTGTAAGTTCATAGACTAAATTCCAAGATTGAATGGCGTCTATAACATTAATATAACCAGGATTACCATTTAGTATTTGAAATGGAAGTTTATTATAATTTACTGTAAATATTCCAGCCTGTCCCTGATAAGGATTACAGCCATATTTAAGACTATTTTCCTGTGAATATCTTCTATAAGAAATATCTTTACAGAAATAGTTAGTGATTACAGAATCATACCAGGTAACATGGTCAAATCCCTTAATTGCCATAGATTTCCAAAATCCGGTATGGTCAAAATTAAGTGTAGCTTCATAGTAATCAAAAGGACAAGTTAAAAGCCTTGTGTTTTTATAATTTTTAGCAGCTGCTCTAATTAGACTAACACCACCTATATCTATATTTTCAATAGCGGTTTCTTCAGTTACGTCTTCAGAATTTATACAGGTTTCAAAAGGATATAAATTAGCTACTACTAAATCAATCTTTTCTATTCCTGTAGTATCAAATCTTGAATCATACAAAATTCCTCCATAAATTTTAGGATGTAGAGTTTTAACACGTCCATTTAATATTTCAGGCGCACCGGTCCAATCTGAGACTTGAACGAGAGAATCTCTAGCTCTTTCAAAATTATCATATATATATTTAAATGTTCCACCAGTGCTTAGAATAGTATAATCTTTTACATATAAATAATCTACTAGAATTTCTAGATTACTTTTATCAGAAACACTTATAAGTGCATATTTAGTCATTTAATTTTTTAATTGTTAATCGTAAAAATGCCTTAAATACAGAAAAAAATATAGTATATATTAAATGAAGCAGAAGGTTTTCTTAGGTATAATTTCAGCAGTAACTTTAACAATAATAGTAGGTTTTATTGTTTCTTTCGTCTTAACATTAAAAGCTGATAGAGACGCAAGAATGAATGTAAAATTTCCACCATTCAAAAATAAGTGTCCA